GCAGATCGCTCATCTTCTTCCTCATCTTTCTGTTGTGCTTCTACAAGGTCTAACAAGTGGCGCTCTGCAAGGGCAAGACCTTGAATGATCCCGCAGAGTTTTTGGTAAGCAGCGTAGTCACCACAGATTCCATTAGCCATGTCATCTGTGTACTCGTTCATATCTTTACGAATTTTTGCGCGGAGAACATCCGCGAAGTTGTCAGTTATCATTTAGGCGGCTTCTCCTTTTTGGATGTTTGTCGAACACTTTGTATGTGTTGGACCGCAGCTTGTCTGCGTTGTAGATCCACTTTTTCTTTTTCTCTCATCGCTTCGATACCCATACGCATACCTTCGCGTTGGTCTTGTGATGCCAGTTTGGCTTCTTCGATGCGTGTATCGACTGCGAGTTTTTGTTTCTGCAGCTCCAGCGTGTCGGCTTTTGCTGCGGCATCGGCAGCAATCTTCTTCTCTTGAAGCGCGACTTTGGCTTTCTCCAACTCCAGTTCTTGCATTTGCAACTGGAACATAGGGTCTTGCTGCTGTTGCTGTGCTTGTTGTTGCGCAGCTCTTGCTTGGTTTTGCATCAACACTTGTTGTGCTGCTTGCGCCATCATGCCGGAGAGAGCTGTCTCCATTTCTGGCGGTAAGTGATCTTTCTCTGGAGGCAGCGGCATACCCAACTGCTGCTCGATCTTTTGACGATATGCGTAAGCCACGTGCTCGGCTACGTGCGCAGACAGTGCGGCCATGATCTGTGCGGCTTTGGGGCTCTGGCCAACCAACTGCTGAATAAGCGGGTCTTGTGCTGCGGCCATGTGCACTTGGATGTGCGCTTCGTGATCTTGGTAGAAGAACGCTTTGGCAGGCTCGTTGCGCAACAAGTCCATGTTTTCTGTCACAGGGTCTTTCGGCTTCATGTCGTCTTCCAACGGCACGAGCTTCTCCGCATTCTTAATACCCAAGACGTTCAACATCGAGCGGTGTAGTTCTGGCAGGTTGTAGATGTCCGGAGCCATCTGTGCCATTTGAATGACTGCTTGGTACTGCACCACACGCTGACTCATGGTGGCCGCATTCGGATCAGACACAGGGATCAAGTCAACCTTGTCGTAGTCCTCACGCTTGGCTTTCTTGGTGCCGTACTCCGGGTTGTACTCGTAGTCCGGGTCGGTGTAGTCGCGGATCAGTTCTTTTAGCAGTTTGAACTCACGTTTTAGCGTGAAGTGCAGACGTGCTTGCACTGCCGTCATGACTTTTAGTTGACGCTCAAGAATGGCCAGTGTCGTACCAACAGGGCTGTTGGCAGACATATCCGAGACCTTCATATCTGCCGTAGCAGCGAACCTACGACCCTCGTCAACGATGGTGTTTAGCAGGTTGTAGAGTGTAGTAGAAGGCTCTTTATAGGGGAGCGGTAGTATGGAGTCACGTATGTTGCCCGAAGCTACATCCACATCTCGCCATTCTCCCGGTGCAATGGGAGTGTCATCACCCTTGATTCGCAGACCACGTGATTTAAGTCCTCCCGGCAAATTACTAAGCGTACCGGCATCGACCAGTTGGCGCATGAGCGAGGTGGCATTCTTGGCGAATCCTCCGATGAGATGGAAGAGACCAAATCCGTAAGCACCGAAGCCGGGAATATACTGGTAATGAACAAAATGCAGACGCTTAAGTTTAAGCGGATCATCTTCTCTCCAGTTACGGCGTATGGCCAGCACGGTGTTGGTGCCTTTTAGCATCGTCACAACGTAAGGCAAAGCAATGCCAGTCTGCTCGCCGTCGTCATCCTTGTCTGCAAACGGGTCTTCCTCGATGTGCAGGTCTACATGGCACTCATATAGTGTGTAGCGGTCGTCACTTAAGTCATTAAACCCGGTCTCTTTGTCCTTGGCCTTCTGAATATCGGTGATTACTTTGGTAGGGTCGGGAAGATTGATCTCGCGGTAGAAGCCGCCTTGCTGCAACTTCATCAAATCGTTCTCGGTCTTGCGCATCTCGTGTGTCAAACGGTGGCAAGTATCCAAATCTGTCGTACCGTAGGGCAGAATTACGTCTTCTGCTGGCACAAACATCGCTACTTGGCGTCCCAGATTGGGATCAAAATAAACTTTCTTGAATGCCGAACCCGTTGCAGGCAAGCTCCAGAGCATTCTTTCGTGTTCTGGCCGGTACTCCGTCATCACTTCCGTGAGTTCGTAGTTCATATCCTCCTCGACTCGCGCTGCCGACTCGCGTACTTGAGGAGTTTCCTTGCCAATAATCTTGGTTCTCACCGGCCCATGTGCCGGGAATGTTTCTGTAATCGTCTCAGACTGAAAGCGCACAACTGCTTCGGTCAACATCGGGTGGAAGACACCACAAGCGCCGTTCCAAGGTTCTGTACGCTCCTCGATTTGCAAACCCAGAAGCTTCAGACCGTTGATATATGCCTTCTCCCAGTCCTTGCGTGAGCCTTTGTCGTTCTCAATGTTGGATGCCAACTCGCTGGCAATAGACGTTAAGACGCCTTCAGACAGAGTTTCGGCAAGATTTTCATTGAAATCGTTGGTTGCCTCGACCTGCCGCAGCTCAATCTCGAACCCCGGACCGGCGATGTTGACTTCTTCCGGGTCAACAATCTCGATCTCAATCGGTTCTTCCGCAGTATTTAAGGCTTCTATGCCACTGGGTACGTTGGGGTACAACGCTTTGTCGATGTTAGTTGCCATCGCCACTCCTAATAATAAGCTGCCCTACGCGGGGCAAAAAGTCTGTCGTCTTTTTCGTCTGAGTCGAGCGCAATGAAGCCCCCTTGCCTAAAGCGCAGTAGCGCTTGGGAGGTCGTATCTACAAAGTCGTCGTTTTCGCCCGCCGGGAATGCTGCCAGTTCTTCAATTACTTCTCTGGCCCACCGGGTGTCCGGTGCCCAGACTTTACCAGATGTAAACAGGTCCGCAATAGCGTTAACGCGGACGATCTTGTCGTTGCCTCGGCTGGGGGAGAATTCTTGGACGGGGATGCCCATTGCCCGAAGTTCTTGAATAAGCGGGGCACCAGCTGCCTTTTTCTCCACAATGAATGCATCGGGCTCCCACTCCTTGTAGTGTTTCAAGGCAATTTGTTTTAATTCAGGAAACTGTATCCGGTCTTTGAACGCGTCCAGCAGGATGATCTGGGCCTCGTCGCGCTCTTCTTCATTGTAGAACACGCCCCACGTGGTGCAGGCCGAATAATCGGCGGTGGTCTTGGCCTCGAACGCCGTATCCCAACTCTGGATGATGTACTCGCACTGGGGTGGATTCTCGTGCTCCCAGATGCGCCAGTTCTTTCTTGACACAATAGCGGCGGAGTCCGAGGTAGGCTGCTGCATATACTGGGCGTTCCAGTACCGGGGGTCCAACGACGCCTTGATCGCCTTCATCGCATGCAACGGCCACTGTTCTGGCCAAAGCGACTTTTCCTTCTCAGTGTGCTCGTGCAGGATGGCGGGTAGCTCCACAATCTCCCACGGCTCTGTCTCAGGATTTCTAGTCTGGTAGTCTATTAAACGACCGGTCAGGTCAAGCAGTGACCAGCGAGTCATAATGACTATGATCGCCCCTCCGGGCATGAGACGTTGCAACGGACCGGTTTGGAACCATGCCCATGCAGTATCGAACGCAAGTCGTGAATTTGACTTAACGTCCTGCTCAGAGTGAGGGTCATCGATAACGAAAAGGTCAGCACCGCGACCGGCCAGAGCACCGCCGACACCCGCCGCATAATACTGTCCCCCAGCAGCGGTGGACCACTTTCCTGATGCTTTTTGGTCATCCGCAATTCGCGTGTCGGGGAAAAGTTCTTGGTATTCATCAGAGTCAATCAGGTTCCTTACTCGCCGACCGAAGTCTTCGGACAGGCTGGCTGTATGCGTTCCCATAATGATCTTCTTATCAGGGTAGTGCCCCAAGAAGTACGCCGGGAACAAGTAGGACGAAAATTCAGATTTGCCGTGGCGCGGTGCAATATTGATAATAACGCGCTTTTTCTTTCCGGCGATTACGTCCTCGAATATCTTGGACAGCTTCCTGTGATGTGGCCCGATCTTGAAGCCGGGGTAGACGTGGGTGGCAAAACCCAATAAAGAGTCCCGACCGATTGTCTTGGATGCCCGCGCCGAGCGTTCTTCCAAATCCTGCAACAGCTCTGCCTTTTCTCTTGCAGACAGGCTGGGGAGCACTTGGTTTAGTGCCCGTATTTCTTCAGGACTCAGGATCGGCTTGTTCATCTTTGCCTTCTGTCAAATCTTTGACATCTACATCCTGCACTTCAGTAATCTCGACAATCTTGGCCATCTTGCCCAGTTTCTCTTTGATCCGGGCGTCGAGTTCTTCGTCCGTCAGTTCAGACTTCTTGATCTCTATCTTCTCCGTGAAGAGCCCCACTTCCGTGACTTTACCCAGAAGGGCAAGTGCCTTTAGCCGCACTGACGCGGTGGGGTGGGCTGTTTCTTCAAGGATTTTGGCTACCGTGTAGCCGCGTAGTTCTTTCGCCCGTTCAACGAACTCCCAGTCGTAGGCCGTTAGCATGCCGACCAAATGCTGGACAGCAGCGGGGGTTTTGACTTGGGCAAGCGCTGTGTGGGTTTGTTCTGGAGGCTGCGCCGTTATTAACGACGAAAAGGCTTTGCGCGAAGCGTCGGCTTCGATTTCTGTGATGACTTCTTCGCCTACTGCACCCAATTCCTTGAGCCAGTCGGTTGTTGCTACTTTAGCATCCACTGTATCAGCAGGGGACGTTTTTTCCAGCGGCACGAATCCCGTAGAGTCTGGCTCCACGTCGGGTTCGAAGTTAATAAGATGTTCCAACATGCGATGGTCCTTGCAACCACGTTGGGCGCAGTGTATAGTTCAATCGGCAAGTGTGCAAGCTTTGCATGCCATTTGCTTCTCCTTCTTACCACCCGTGGTGGTAGTTTTCCCCCAGCTCCGGTCTGGGGGTCTTTTTCTGTACCGAGCATAAGCGGAAGCATCGACGGCTAATCTACCCCGTCTGAGGTCAGCGTGACCAAGAAACAGGACCGCGCAATCAAGCCCCTTCGGGGGCTTTTTTGTAGCCTACAGTGTCAAAGGTTTGACAAGTATATTTTAAATTTTTGCAAAATCTTGGGGGTGTCGCGGGTTTGTGCGGGAGGGGGGTCCCGTGGTGGGACTAATTGTCAAAGTGGTAATGCGATGTTGAGAATAGGTGGGGATTAGTGTTCGTGTCGGGCACCCCCCACTCTGCCAAATCTTGGGGGTGGGGGTACGGTGGGGTCGCAGGATTGCCGATTTGGCATCGAAAACGGGGTGAAAAGACCCCATTCGTAGGGGTTCAGGGCGATCAAAACAGGGGTAATGCTATAGTGGAATCGTGGTGCAAGGCCACATTTTGTCAACTTCATTGAAAGGAACAATCATGTCGAAGCAACTCGAAACCCTCGTTTTAGCCGCTATTGATCTGCACAATCGTAAGATCGCAAACCGTCAAGCGCTAACCGAACTCGCGCCTAAGTTCAAGCTGGCAGACTGGCGAGATTTTGTCGCGGCTATTCTTGCGCGTGAATACGGCGTCGAAGTCAAGATG